AGCTTGCCCATGTCGTAGAGCTGCGGAGCCTGCTGAGACAGCTGGAGAGCCGCCTGATACTGCATAATCCGCTGAGCCATGGTGGCAGCGTTAGGGTCGGAGACCGGGATCACGTCAACCCGACCGTCAAAGTCCTCGATCCGGTTAAAGTCACCGTCCATCTCGTAAGCGTACTGCTCCGGCATGTAGTCGTGGATGATCCGCGCGAGGATGCGCAGCTCGTGCTTCATGGCTGCGTGCAGGCGGGCTTGGACGCCCGACATGACCTTGAGGCTGCGCTCGAGCAGAGCCAGCGTGGTGCCCACCGGCGCGTTTGCGCTCATGTCCCCCACTTGGATGTCTGCCACGGAGCCGATGCGACGGCCTTCCTCGACCACGTTACCCAGCAGCGTGTACAGGACGCTCGACGGCTCCTTGTATGGCATCGGGAACAGGCTCTCGCGGAGCGTACCACCCGACACGTCAGCGTCACGCCATTCACCGGGCATGAGCGGAGTGTTGTCGCCTTTGATACGCAGCGAGCGCGACTTTAGACCAGCGGGCAGGTTAGAAAGTGTACCCGCGTCGATCAGCTGGCGCAGGATTGACGTGGCCGACTTAGCCAGACCACCGATTAAGTGGATCAGACCCGTGCCGTAGAACCCCATCCCCGGCAGGTAGGGGTAGTGGGTGAAGTGCATCAGTTTGCGCTTCTTGGTGTCGTCTTCTTTCCAGTTACGGCGGATCGCAAGCACGATCCGAGACGTCTTGTCGATAGTGATGACGTATGGCCGCGCTATGCCGTTGGAATCGGCGAAGGGCTCTGGCAGGTCGATGTCCACGTGCATCTCCAAGAGCGTGCGACGGGGGTCGTCCTCGTAAGTCTGCTCCTCACCAGCCAGCTCGGCGTACTTCTCCTCGACGTCCGTCAGGTCTTTCTCGGCATCAGGCAGCTCGACGTCGCGGTAGAAGCCCACAACCTGCAGCTCACGGACCTCGTTGTCCGTTTTCTTCATCACATGCGTGAAGCGCGGGCAGACGCGGAGGTTAGAGGCACCGTAAGACACCACGAAGTCCTCGGCGGGGACGAAAATCGACGCCGGACGCTCCAAAATGGGGTCATAATAGGTCTTTTTGAAGGCAGAACCCGCCAGCGGCAGCCGGAACAGCATCAGCTCCAGCTCGTCACGATACTCGGGCATCTCCTCAGTGATGAGGTAATTCATCTCATTCTGGACGCGGTTGGCCTGATCTGCCTTCTCCGGCGTCAGTTTACCCATGATTTTTGTGCGGACAGGCCCGCTGGCGGGCATCAGCTCGCTCATTGCCTGCGCTTGGAACCGCACCACGGCCTCTGTCAGCATCGGGTGATACACCCCGGAGGCCCCTGCCCACGGCTGCGTGCGGTCCTCGATCTTCATACCCAGCAAATCAAGGCCGGTGATGTAGGCTGAGGCCCAGTCTTTGCGGCTTTCACGGTCAGACAGGAAGGAGCCAACCAGATCACTGGCGATGCTCTCAAGCTCTGCATCGTCCATGAGCTCCGCGAGGTTGCTGTCGTGCTCGTCCGTGGGCTCGCCCGCGTCGTCCTCGCCATCACCGAAGTCGATTGTCACCTCACCCGTGTCCGCGTCGATCTCGATTGACGGCTCTTCGTCAGTGGCGACGGCCACCTCGATCTCCGGGTCTTCTCCCGGTCCGAGCTCGAACGGCGTCATCGGCTTCTCGATTGCCATGGCATATCCCCTGTAGGTCTCGGAGAGACCTTAGCACGAGGTGTTAAACCTAGCAATGTGGAGTCGCGAGGGGCGCTTTGGTGAAAATGAGCCGTAGCGCAGTCTGATCTTCGACCAACACAAAACCGCAGTTTCGGTGCGCCCCTCGGGAATATTGGTATCGCCCCGCTACAGCGACCACAACCCCTTTTAATGAAAATGGCCCGGCGGGGAGAAACGCCGGGCCACTCAGAGCAATCAACCCAACATAGGAGCACCGCGTGTGGAGGGCACGCGATGAGAGTGTTGTAGCACGACTTTTGTGCTGGGTCTACTTGGATTTCTTTTTCGCCAGCGCCTTACGCGCCCTTGCCATCTCCTGCTTCTCAAAGCGGTCGTACATTTTCACGGTCGAACCGGGAGCCGCGGCCCTCTTTTCCCCGGTAATACCTTTGATTGTCCGTGAGTTCTCCGCGGAAGTTGCGGCACTCAAGCTATCGGACAACGCCTTGTTAAACCTCGGCTGTCGCAGGGCGGTTTTCTGAGCCTTGTACAGCGTATCGCTACGTTCGTCTGCCGTTGCCCCCCGCACGTACTGTTGCGACCCGGCTGTGGTCTTGTAGGTTGATTTTACGGTCGACGGTTTTCTGCCAGTCGTGCTTGGCTTACCTGTGGTCTTCGGTGCCATGACGGCCTCCTGTGCAGCGGTTCGTCGAACCTTACCTCAAAAACTAGTAGTAGTCTACTTTTCTCCTATACGGCAGCTCCTCGTCCTGCTCGTCGGTCGGCAGCTTGATGAACCCACCCTGCCGGAACCGCATCAGCGCCATGATCGTGGTGTCCACTTGGTCGTCGTTAGACGCGAACGGGAACCCGGCAACTTCCTCGACCAGCTCCTCCGCCCACCGTTTTGGCGGCACCCAGACCAGCCCTGACGAGATGATGTCCGACACCGAGTTCAGACGCGCCATCTTGCTGTTCGGGTTGTTCACCGAGCCCCTGACGGGCGTGTACTCCTGCACCATGAGCCCTGCGCGCCGCATCTCCTGATAGAGTGGCGTCCCTGAGCTCTTTTTCTCGACGATGAACGCATCAGGCTCCCACTGCTGATACTCCTCCATGGACAGCTGCTTGAGCTCTGGGAACTCCATGCGCCGCTTGATGGCGTTGAGCAGGATGATCTGGTGCATGTTCTCCTCTTCATTGAAGAACACTCCCCACGTCGTCAGCGACGTGAAGTCAGCCCGGTTGTGGGCTTCTGCAGCGGCGTCGAGAGACATAATGACGTACTCTACGCTCGGTGGGTCGTCGTCCGGCCACAGCCTCCACCAGTCCCGCTTGATGATCGCAGCCTCTTCGCCCGTCGGATTCTGCTGATACTGTGCGTTCCACTGGAACACCGGCATGGACGCCTTTGTCCGCAGCAGCGCCTGCAGGTCGAAAAACTCAGGCCACAGGGCTTTTTGCACGAACTCGCCCGTTTCCGCGTCCTCGACCTCGAGAATCGCCGGAAACTCCACCACCTCGTACTGGTCGGAGTCCTCGTTGTTGGTCATATCGCGTATCAGACGCCCCGTGAGGTCATCTTGGTGCCATCTGGTGTGCACGATAGCCACTCTACCGCCCGGCATCAGACGCGTTCTGGCACCGAAGGCGAACCACTCGTAGGCTTTGTCAAATGCCGTGAAGTTCCCGTTCAAGATGTCCTGTTCGGAGTGCGGATCGTCAACCAACAGCAGGTCAGCACCGCGGCCCGCGAGGGCCGAGCCGACGCCCGTAGCGTAAAACTCGCAGGATGTGGTCGTATTCCAGCGCCCAGCCGACTTTGAGTCCGGTGAGAGCCCCGTACCGGGGAAAACATCCCGATATGGCTCCGAGTCGATGTGATTTCGCACCTTCCGACCGAAATCGACGGCCAAATCGGTGGTGTGGGACACCAGCATGACCTTTTTCCCGGGGTTTCTGCCGATAAACCATGCCGGATAGTATGTAGACACGAGCTGAGACTTGCCGTGGCGAGGTGGGATGTTGACGCAGACCCGGTCTTCCTCGCCCGCTTCAATCGCCATGAGCTTATCTGCAAGGATGCGGTGGTGTCGGCCCACCTTATAGTTAGGGTCCATGTACAGGCAGAAGGCGATCAGGTCGTCTCTGGCAGCTTGCAGCGTGGCCCGCTTGTCCAGCTCCCCGACCATCTTCTCGATCTCAAGGAGCTCGAGCTCGTCGAGCATATCGACACTGCGCAGCAGTGTTTCCAGCTCGCTACGCGAAAATGTATCGCTCACTCTTCACCTCCGTCTTCGACAACGTCGGCGTCTTCGACGCCCTCTGGCGTCACATCCACCATCTTCTGCAGCTTTCTCCGCAGCCGATCCCGCAGATCGTCGCTCGTCTGGTGCGTGATCGTGATCTCTTGCTTCTCGGTGAACAGCCCGACGTCGGACACCTTGCCCAAGAGCTCCAACGCCTTCACTCGGATGCGTGCATCGGGGTTCTCTGTCTCTACGATGAGCTTGTTGACCACCATATGACGCACCTGAGACGCCTCTTCGACGATCTTGTGGCCATAATCGTTCAGAATCTTCTCCGTGAGTAGGAGAGCGGCAGGTGTTTTCTTAGTTATGGCCTTGACCGCGGAGCGCGTTTGCAGTGCA